TTTTGGTTTTAACTTACCAAATATTTTTACCTTTACCATGACTGCAATTGTTGATCGCAATCATGACCATATGGTTCGGGGGCTTATCACCCCTCCACCGGTTGAATCTAGGAAACCTAGGAATCACTATTTTGCGACACATATCAAAGATAACGTGTTTAATAGTGTGCCCAAGGCAGTAGATGCACAGATTTTAGCGAATCTGTACAGCTGCTCCGAAGAAACAACAAAAAAAGTTATAGAATCCGTGAGAACCGTTATTAAGTTCTTTGAAATATATGGCCTACCCGGCCCACGTGATTCGGCATGGTTTACTCGAAAGTTAAAGAATGCAGATACCGACTTGAAAAAGAAGGATTTGTTTAGTACACCAGATTATCAAATGATCTGGAAAGTAAATCGTGATTACTATGACACTGTTTGTTTAATATTACAGTATGTGTCTGCACATGGTGAAAATTCATGGGTTAAACTATTCAAATGGAAGTTTAATTCTTTTCTACCCGCTTGGTTACATCAAGATATACCGCCTACACCTTGGAAAATGGAGTTGGTTGCTTTGTTCGCAAAGTCTCCTTCTAATGCTTTTTTCAAGCCTGAGGTCTTATTACCTGGTGTTTTCCATGATACCTTTATAGGGTGGAAAAATAAGAACTCTAAGAAGTTCCATGAAGTCATCTATGCTTCCCTTATTCTTAAGAAAGGAATGCCCTCCGTGTCGAAAGACATGTTGAAACAAGCTGAAATCGATGCTCGAGTTCAGTTGACAACATTGCGTGAGGATGCGTATGAGAAGATTATTTCTCTACCTGGTGAAGATTTTATCTTTACTAGACACCATCTTGAGAATGAACTTCGAAGAACTGCTACAGAATTGTTTGGTACACGACCTCTTAAAGAGACCGACATTCTTAATAGTTTCTTTCCATCTATAAACTCCTGTTATTTTAATACAAAGGGGATGGGTGGTTGCCTCGGAGAATTAACTAATGATTATGGTGATGGTGTTAACAATTGTTATATACACCGTGAGAAACATGATTGTTTTGTTAATGAAGGCCCGGAAGAACCGGCCTACTACGTTCATAACGGATTGCTCTCTAAGGAGGGTGATTTATTGGACTATGGTACCGAGAGCGCGAAGTTTTTCGATCCTATACCTAAATCCTACGGGAAAAAAGGCAAGGAAGAAGAGGCTAAGTTTATAAAGGAACGACGTTTAGGTTATGAACAGACCGAAAGCGGATCAGTACTTTGTGTAGATACCCAACAACTGGATGAGACCTGGAAAGAGTTTTATTTTGGCTTATACGAGGAAGCTTTGGAAGAACCACCATTCGTTGAATGTGTGGCCTTAGCTGAACCTTTGAAAGTTAGAGTGATCTCAAAAGGTCCGCCAGTCATATATAGCTTCCTTAAACCAATACAAAAATGGTTATGGGGCATACTACATAATGAGAAAGTCTTCTCTCTTATCGGCACATGGGTGACCGAGGATCATCTTAATGGTGCTCTTGGAGAGTTGGAAAAAGATTATGAGGTTGTAAGTGGAGATTACTCTGATGCAACCAACAATTTGCGTTCGTGGGTTTCTGAGATCTTGTTAGATCAACTCATGATAGAGCTCGGTGAAAGTATCTCGATAGATTTATTGAGAAAGCTTCCTAATGGGTTTTTAGCAAATTTGAAGTCATTGATGAAAAAAGCATTGACTAAGCATATCTTTCACGATGAGAGTGGCCAAGCTGTCCTTCAAAAGAATGGGCAGTTAATGGGATCCATCATCTCTTTTCCTTTTTTGTGTATGGCTAATGCTGCATTGTGCCGTTTCGCTTTAGAAAACGCCA